TAGATGAACACGGATTTACTAAGAGGAAACCTATTAGTGATAGAGAATGTATCTATAAATGCCTTGATAATAATAGAGCACTTGCTGGCCTTGATAGAAAACAAGTAGAGAGATTATGTAAAGAGTTTGCTGTTGAAAAAACAGATGAAGAAATTAAAAATGAGTATCCACCATTATAGGTGTGAGACTGACAACATTTCTTGTAAGTCCTAATCATAAGGACTATAACTATTCTATACATCCGCTTAGAAAAAAATGAGACTTGGCGTTATGTGTTCTGGCAACGGAACTAACTTCGAAAACATTGTCCGCACCTGTAGAGAGGACGAAGTTGTAGTGATGGTGCATAACAAGAAGAAGTGTGGAGCAGCAAAGAGAGCAACTAAATTGGGGATACCACACACCCAGATCAGTAGTAAGGATGAGCATCTCATCATTGATATTATGAGAGCTTGGAAGGTTGATCTTATTGTCCTTGCAGGATGGATGAGAATAATAACACCCAAGTTAATTGATGCATTTCCTAATCAGATTATAAATTTACATCCATCATTACTTCCTAAGTATAAGGGTCTACACGCAATAGAGAAAGCATTTGAGAGTGGAGATGAGATGACAGGTGTGAGTGTTCATTATGTAAATGAGGAATTGGATGGAGGTGAAATTATATTACAGGAGGAGGTTCCCATTCTTCCCAAGGATGATATAGAATCATTAACGAAAGCAATACAACGAAAAGAATACTACTTATTACCAAAGGCAATACAATATGTTAAGCAAAGACAACCGATTAAAACTTACTGAGATCTGTTGCAGGATGAAATTAGGTCGTCCTGTAACCTTATTGGAAAGGATCTGGGTGTATAAATTAACAAGAGCAAACAAATCTGCAGCAGGTATTGCTGAAAGGTTAAGATAATATAAAAATTGTATTACATTATACAAAGTTGCTTGCATATATAGAATATGTGTGTTAGTATTAACACATCGTTCAACCCATAAGGGTCGCAAGTAAGTCGCGGAACGGAGCGTTCATCCCTATGATACCCATCCTTCTAGCATCAACTCTCTCTTGCTCAGATGCAGAATCTCTCATTGAGAAATTTACTACGAGAAATGTTCCTCAAGAACAGAAGGTTGAGTTGATTGAGGTCATTAAGACCAATAGTGAAGCTGGTTGTTGGGACGCAAACGACTAAAGGAACGGATTAAAAACCCAATTACTTTAGGAGTAACACAATGGCACAAGTAACCTACCGTGGTATCAAGTACGATACTAATGACAAGCAAACTTGTCAGAAGCAAGTCTCTGAACTCACATACAGAGGCATCAAGCATACAGAACAGAAAGTTGTGTGTGCAAGGTAAGTAACTGACTTACATACACGTTTAGGAGGAGTGTTTGACACTCCTCTTTTTTTGTCTTATAATTAGTGGGAAAGAGAATAACATGGACAAAGGAAAATTAAAAGTCTTAGTCATGGCTCTCAAGGAGATCGTTCAGGAACTAGAGTCTGAAGTTTATTCAGATGTAGAAGCCTATTCTCCTAAAAACTATGATGAGATAGTAAACCACCTAAAAGATTACGATGAGGTCTTTGAAGATGACGACGGATACCCAGACTGATATGAAAGAACAAGTAAAGTTGGTCAGTGTTACACCAGATGCTGAGAAGACTATGGCATACATTGCCAGAGTTTCTAATCCTAATAATCAGGACAACGAAAAGTATGCGGGACTATTAAAGTATTGTATCAAGCATAATCATTGGTCTGTATTTGAACAGTCTTCTATGACCTTGGAGATAGAAACTACAAGAGGTCTTGGTGCTCAGATACTTAGGCATAGGTCATTTACTTTCCAAGAGTTCTCGCAAAGGTATGCTGATAGTAAACTTCTTGGTAAGATTGGTCTACCAGAACTTCGTAGGCAAGATGATAAGAATAGACAGAATAGTATTGATGATTTGGATGTAGAGGAAGTAGAGAAACTTAATAGACAGATGGAGACACTATTCAGTTCTGCTTTCTCATTGTATAATCAGATGCTTGAGATTGGTGTTGCTAAAGAGTGTGCTAGAATGGTACTACCTCTTTGCACTCCTACAAGAATCTATATGACTGGTTCTTGTCGTTCGTGGATACATTATATCAATCTACGTTCTGCACACGGAACTCAGAAAGAACATATGATTATTGCAGAGAAATGTAGGTCAGTATTTACCGAACAGTTCCCTGCAGTATCAGAAGCCCTTGGTTGGGTCTAAATAAATTTACAATATTATCTTATTATGCCAACATATCCAGTGATTCATAAAGAATCAAAAGAGAAGAAAGAACTCTCTATGACAATGAAAGAGTATGACCAGTGGCGCAAGGACAATCCTGAGTGGGATAAGGACTGGCAAGCTGGGGTCGCTAGTGCTCAGGAGTTAGATGGTTGGCGAGGAGAAGCAAACTCTGGGGGATGGAATGAGATCCTAGACAGAGCATCCCGTCAACCTGGTGCTAATGTTACTAAAAACCGCGACTACCAATTCTAAGTATGCCACGTAAAAAGAAATCAGATCAACCAATCGGTGTCGGAATGACGGCCAAGCAGATGAAGAGAAGAAAGCCTATTAACACAGATACAATGAGGGATATCACACCCCTCACAGATAATCAGCAGATCTTATACAATGCTTATGAAGCAGATAAGAATCTGATTGCTTATGGTGTTGCTGGTACTGGTAAGACTTTCATTACTCTTTATAATGCATTACGTGATGTACTGAATCCAGATACACCGTATGAAAAGATATACATTGTAAGATCATTGGTTTCTACTAGGGAAATTGGATTTCTTCCTGGAGATCATGAGGATAAGTCTTCCTTGTATCAGATACCATATAAGAATATGGTTAAGTATATGTTTGAGATGCCTACACAAGCAGACTTTGAGATGTTGTATGGTAATTTAAAAGCACAGGATACAATTTCATTTTGGAGTACATCATTTATAAGAGGTACAACATTTGATAAAGCAATTATTATCGTTGATGAATTTCAGAACTTGAATTTTCACGAACTTGATAGTATAATGACAAGGGTAGGTCAGAGTTCTAAGATTATGTTCTGTGGGGATGCCACTCAGTCTGATTTGATCAAGACTAATGAGAGAAATGGTATCATAGATTTCATGAAGATCCTTCGTAATATGTCCTCAGTTGACATCGTTGAGTTTGGAGTGGAAGATATTGTCCGTTCAGGATTAGTTAAAGAATACATTCTTACTAAGTTAGAACTAGGTATGTAATGTCAGTCAAAAAAATACATTATTTTGGAGTTGATACTCCTGGTGATTGTCTTGTTAAAGAAAAACTTGATGAGGAGTATATCTATTCTCAATGTCCTGTTGTTCATCATAAGAATAGCAGGATATTTGTGGCGCATTCTCCCATTGATTTTGAAGCCAGGGTTGACAGAACATCAGATGGAGTCTATGTTAGGTGTGATAACCAGGATCTTCTACAATATGAGGAGACTTATTTTACTGCACCAAAACCAGTTCTTCAAGTGAAGTCCCCAATGTTTTTATTTTGGACACAAGAAGAGAATATTTGGTTTGAATTTGATGCCCATCCAATGACTTCTTATAGTAATAATTTTATTGCTGTTGGTGGTTGGTTTAATTTATCAAATTGGTCAAGAACATCTAGTCTTGCAATGACAATAGTTGATGAGACTAAACCAGTTGTTATTAAGAAGGGTGATCCTGTTTGTAAGATACGTTTTTATTCTCCTAATTTGGATGATGGAATTGTGCTTAAGGAAGAGACAAATCGTAAAGTAATTGATAAACTTAAGGAAAGGTATGCAAAGAAGCAGAGGGTAGGTTGGAATGATAAGAATTGGAAAGGGAAATTATTTTCTGAAACAACTAAAGAAAGTAAATGTCCTGTAAGTTTTTTATTCAACAAGATTAAGACCAAGAAATCTAATCTTGGATCAATTAAAGGATTCTAATGACTTTTATCTATGAAAATCATCTAGGTGATTTGGAATTAAAAAAGAGAGAAACTCCTGGATGTAGGTTGTATGAACTACCTAGTGGTCAGTGGGTTCCTTCTATTACTTCAGTAACTTCCTTCTACAATCGACAGATCTTTATTAACTGGAGAAAGAGAGTTGGTATTGAAGAAGCAAATCGTATTACAAAGAAGGCAACCACCCGTGGCACAGATTTTCACGAAGCTGCTCAAGCATATTTGGAAAATAGAGATTTGGTCTGGGAGGATTACCTTCCTGCTACTAAGTTTATGTTTCATCATGCGGCACCATATCTGGATAAGATAAATAACATACACGCTATAGAAAGGACTCTTTACTCTGAATACCTTGGTCTTGCAGGTAGAGTTGACTGTATCGCTGAATATGAAGGCGAACTAGCGGTGATAGATTTTAAAACATCAACCAAGATTAAACCTGAGAAATGGATGGAAAACTATTTTGTTCAGGAAATGTTTTATGCAGCAGCGTACTTTGAGTTAACTGGAATTCCTGTGACAAAACTCATTACTATCATGGTGACTCCTGGTGGTGAGGTAGAAGTATTTGACAAAAGGAACAAAGGGGATTATATTAAGCTACTAGTACGATATATAAAAGAATTTGTATCTCACAATACTGGGGCAGAACATGGAGAATGAACTAGAAAAGGCACTGAAGGATAAGTTCTTTTGTCCTGCTAGATTCGCACAAGAGATTGAAGGTATGGTACAGACTCATCAGGGTATGAACTACATCGATGCAATAGTTTCTTTCTGTGAATTAAATGCTATAGATTTAGAGTCGGTTCCTAAACTTATTTCTAAACCCCTCAAAGAAAAAATTAAATACGAAGCACAAGAGTTAAACTTTTTAAAACGAACTAGCCGTGCGAAATTGGTTTTTTAATTCCATAAAAGGGCGAAAAAAAACCCCGCCAAAAAACCTCCCTATTACTTTTTTATGATGCCACTTGACGCATATAAGTGTTACCTTGCGATGAAGAACCACTTCACGAAAGATAACTATGACTATCATAAGTATGCAGGTAAGGTAAGAGCAACAAGAGAGGCCTTCTATAAACGTAAGGATAGATTTTGGTTTGAGAAGTTTGCAAGAAAGAAGAACGATAAGGAAGTTGTAGATTTTTTTGTATCTAACTTTACATCCTGTGCTGATCCAGAATCATTATGGATTGGTGAGATGATTAAGGATGGTGAGGTTAGGTATCAAGATTGGCAGAAGAAAGTACAGTCACTAGCATATATTTTTAAGGAAGAGTCAGAGACTTTGTTTGTTGATAATAAATTTGATGAGGTGTTTAGTTGTAAGAAGGGTCATCCTATAGTACTTAAAAAGTTTCTAGGTGGACACATAAGCTTGGAAAGTTTGGTGATCTATGATAGAATACTAGGGTACAGTAAAGACTTCGATAAGAAGTTAAAAGACCCAGTGTGGGAAACCGTCAGTAGACGGGTGAAAAAATATTCACCCTTCCTAAATATTGATGTATTCCGTTATAAAAAAATCTTAAAGGAGGTAGTTATTAATGGCTCTTGAAAATAGTGAAGTTCTTGAGAATCTTAAAGAACAAATAAAGACAGTTAATGAACAGTATGAGCAACTTTCTGTCACTCGTCTGAAACTGTTAGGTGCAATTGATGTACTAGAACAGATTGAAGGTAGTGCTACTGAAGAAGCAGCTGAAACTGGAACAGTTGAGGTTGTTGATCAAGAGGGTGGTGAATGAGTTTCTTTGATTCAGAATTCGTAAGATCTGAGATGGCAGAAATCCATGAACTCCAAGAGGAGATTTATGGTAATGTCATGCAGTTCACTTTTATGAATAATGAAGATAAGTCAAGACATATTCTTATCTTAGAAAAACTCATAGAGAAACAAAAGATTATGTATACACGTTTGAGTTTGTCTGATGATCCTGAAGCTAAGAAAATGTTGGATGAAATTATTAAGTCTGCTGCAATGATGGGACTACCACAAAATGTTGATATGAATATCGTCTGGAAACAGATGACTGATATGGTAGGTATGATGAAACAGCAACTTGACATCTCCTAAATTTAATCCTATAATAACAAAGTACACAAGCCGAATCCAATTTAATCCGAGGTAATCCGAATGTCTTTCGCAAGTCTAAAGAAGGCTTCTTCTCTAGGTTCTTTAACCGCAAAATTAGTTAAGGAAGTAGAGAAGGTTAATAACTCTGGTGGGGGTGCTGATGAGCGTCTCTGGAAACCAGAACTAGATAAAACAGGTAATGGTTATGCCGTTATCCGATTCTTACCTGCACCAGATGGAGAAGAAATTCCCTGGGCAAAGTTGTACTCCCATGCCTTTCAAGGCCCTGGTGGGTGGTACATTGAGAATTCCTTAACCACATCAGGTGGAAAGGATCCTGTATCAGAGTACAATAGAGAACTCTGGAACAGTGGTAATGAATCAGACAAGGATGTTGTTCGCAGACAGAAGCGTAAGCTCTCTTACTATGCAAACATCTATGTCGTAAAAGATCCTACCAATCCTCAGAATGAGGGTACAGTAAGACTGTATAAGTTTGGTAAGAAGATCTTTGACAAAGTTATGGAAGCAATGCAACCAGAATTTGAGGATGAAACACCAATCAATCCTTTTGACTTCTGGCAAGGTGCAAACTTCAAGTTGAAGATTGTTAAGAAGGATGGTTACTGGAACTATGACAAGTCAGAGTTCGCTGAAGTATCACCACTTCTTGATGATGACGATGCACTAGAAGCATTATGGAAGAAGGAATATTCTCTTGCTGCTGTTACTGCTCCTGATCAGTTTAAATCTTATGATGATCTTCAGAAACGTCTGAAGTATGTACTCGGTCAGAAACCTGCTCAACGTCCTCGTCTTGACGAAGAAGTTGACAATGAAGATGATGCACGTACTGTTGCTACGCGACAGGTTGAGACAGCAACTTCCCCATCAGAAGATGAAGATGATGCCTTTAAATACTTTCAGAAGTTAGCAGAAAGTTAACCGAAAAGTCTAGGATCATCAGCACGTTTTAAGGTTTCACTCACATACTGAGTGGAACCTTTTTTATATTCCATCATTTCTTCTAGGTCATCAAACACAACATTTAAATATGAAGGTTTAAGTAAGAAGATACGTCTTTTTTTATTGTTTATTTCTTCTTCGTATTGATAATTTGTTACTGCTTTTGATACTGGATTGACAGTTACTTGTTCATCTCTTGTGGGTTCATAAAAACTTACACTTTGTGCAGCACTAACTTG